CTAATCGATTTTAAGTACTTTTTTATTTAATGTCCTTGACACGGGGTCCACATTAGAGAGGCATAACAAAGCCTCTTTTTTTATTACTTGATGAGAAAGGGGTGCGACTATGACAGAAAAGCAGAAACTATTTTGTGATGAGTATCTAAAAGATACTAATGCTACAAGAGCATATCTAACAGTCTATGCCAATTGTAAAAGTGCCACCAGTGCAGCACCTCTTGCTTCAAAGCTTTTAAAAAAAGAAGAGATACAAAAATATATCTCTGAAAAAATGGAAGAGATTCACAACGATAACACAGCCGACATTCAAGAAGTAGTCGAATATCTTACATCTGTTATGCGCGCTAAATCGGAATCATATGTAATGATCATGAACGGTAACGGTATGCAGAAGGTCATACAGAAGCCTCCGGACGAGAAAGAAAGGCTTAAAGCTGCAGAACTATTAGGCAAGCGTTTTGGTATGTTTACAGACAATGTAGATGTTACATCGAACGGCAAGACAGTGATTGTAGATGATATAGATGAATAAGGTTAGTTTGAAATCTACCATTGGTCCGGCTTTCTATGAAGTTCATAAGCATGTAAAAAACAATGACTACACGCATTATTGGCTAAAAGGTGGGCGTGGCTCTTTAAAATCTTCTTTTATCGGTGTTGAGATACCTTTAGGCATTATGAGAGATGCACAGCGAGGTGTAATGAGTAATGCAGTTGTTATGAGGCGAGTAAAAGATACGCTCCGAGATTCAGTGTATGAACAGATTAAGTGGGGCATCTATAAGTTAGGTGCTCAAGATGATTGGTTAATACCTGAGTCTAAATTAAAAATGACTTATATGCCAACAGGTCAGCAGATAATATTCAAGGGTGCCGATGAACCTAAAAAAATGAAGTCAACAAAGGTCCATATAGGTTATGTTAAATATGTCTGGTATGAAGAATGCGACGAATTCGAGACTTATGACAAGATAACCAATATCAACCAGTCACTCCTTCGTGGTGGTCATGAGTATTGTGTCTTTTATTCTTTCAACCCTCCTGAATCACAAAGAAATTGGTGCAACAGGCAAGTTTTAGTAAAAAGAGATGATACATATGTCTCTCATACAACTTACTTACAGGCACCTCCTGAGTGGCTTGGGGAGCAGTTTCTAATTGAAGCAGAACACACCAAGAAAACAAATATTGAAAAATACAATCATGACTATCTAGGTGAAGTAACTGGTACAGGTAGTGAGGTTTTTACAAACCTTGATATTAGAGAGATCACAAAAGAAGAAATTGATGTATTTGATAGATTAAAATTCGGACTAGACTTTGGGTATGCTGGTGACCCATTAGCATGTGTAAAGATGCATTTTGATAAGACGCGTAGACGTCTTTTTATTTTTGGTGAGGTTTACGGCACACGTCTTTCAAACGAGAAGGCAGTAAGGATGATTAAGAAGCTTAATCCGTTGAATAAATTAGTGACATGTGATAGTGCAGAGCCTCGTACCATCAACGAATTCAAATTGTTAGGTTTAAGAGTTAAAGGTGCTAAGAAAGGGCCTGACAGTGTAGAAAACGGAATCAAATGGCTCCAGGACCTCGAACAGATAATTATTGATCCTGTTAGATGTCCTAACGCATACAGAGAATTTAATGAATATGAAATCGAAAAAGATAAGGATGGAAATCTAAAAGGCGAATTTCCGGATAAGAACAACCATTCAATAGATGCTGCACGATATGGATGTGAGACAGACATAATTGCATCAAAAGCACGTGCAGGAAAGAACAGAAGCAAATATGTCTGATATAGGAGGAACATTAGATGTATATATTTACTATCGATGCAGAAAGATATGATGAGTCATCACTTAATATCGTACAGATAGAAAGTCTGATTAATAAGCATAGGAATATCATAGGAAAAATCAAAAAAAATAAAAGATACTATGAAGGAGAGCATGACATAAAAAGAAGGCAGAAAAAATATAAGGGTTCTGCGAACAACAAAGTAATATGCAATCATGCTAAGGACATTTCCGATACTGCTACTGGATACTTCATGAATTCTCCAATATCCTATAACACTTATGATGGTGATGATGAAACATTGCTGGATAAACTAACAGATGCTTTTGATAATGCAGATGTTGATGATGCTGATTCGGATAATGCACATGATATGAGTGTCTGTGGTGTTGCGTATGAATATGTTTATATCAAACAGGATACTACGGATATTGCTGTCAGGAACATTGAAGCAGATCATACATTTCTTGTTTATGATGACACAATTGAACAGAATCTTCTTTTTGGTGTTTATTATTACAGATTTAAAGATGCAATCACTGATCAGTATTGCTATCGTGCAACAGTGGTAACAAAAAATTATAGATATACGATGATTATAGATTGTTCTAGTCATAAGCATAGGATGATTGAAGAAATGGTTCCTCATTATTTCGGTGATGTTCCAATAATCGAATACAGAAACAATAAGCTATGCATAGGTGATTTTGAACAGCAGATTTCTTTGATAGATGCCTATAACAAATTAATGAGTGATCGTGTCAATGATAAAGAACAGTTCGTTGAGGCTCTGCTAGTTATCTACGGTTCTTTGATGGGTGACGATAATGAAGAAGTCAGCGAAACAATGAAGATTTTAAAAGAGAATGGTTTATTAGAACTTCCAAGCGAAGCAAGAGCAGAATATATTTCTAGAACGTTCGATGAAAGCGGAATGGAAGTATTAAGAAAAGCTATTAAAGAAGATATCTATACTTTTTCTCATGTACCAAATCTTACAGATGAAAATTTTGTAGGAAATAGTTCAGGAGTAGCAATGGAATATAAGCTTCTCGGACTTCAAATGATTACTGGAGAAAAAGAAAAGTATTACAAGAAAGGTCTGCGAAGAAGGATAGAACTATTCTGTAATTATCTTGGCCTTAAAGCAATTAACATCAATAAGAACAATATCAAGATAACTTTCACTAGAAAACTTCCTAAAAATTTAAATGAACTTGCACAGATGATTGCGAATTTAAGTGGAAAGGTATCAAATGAAACTCTTATCGAACAGCTTCCGTTTGTTGAGGATGCTTCTAATGAAACAGAAAAGGTAAAGAAAGAAAATGAAGAAAATATCAAAACACAGCAAGCATTATTCAAATCTCAAAATGAGGTTCCATTCTATGATGAAAAAGATGCTCCTTCCGATAGTGAAGATGATGAATCAGATTCTATCGGTATTAATAAGGCTTCTTAGTTGATATATGAAAAATGAAGAATACTGGAAAAAACGTCAGTCTGAAAAACTTGATAATGCTATTCAGAATGCCGTTGCAGATATCGAAGAAGTAAAAAGGTTCTATCATAAAGCCTATCTGTATACAGATAAACAGATAGAGGGAATATTTGATTCATACAGAAATCATCATAGAACAGATTCAGCACCTATGTCAGAAAAGGAAGCAAGAGAACTGCTTAACAATCTTGTGAATGATCATGATTATGCAGAACTGAAGAGGAAGCTTGAAAACAATCCATCAAGCAGTGCAAAAAAAGAATTATTAAAAAAGCTTGATGCTCCTGCATATCAGGCAAGAATAAATAGACTAATGGAATTGCAGAGTAAATTGGATTCTCTGATGAGGCTGGAATATAATCTTGAAAAAGAAAAAAGCACAGATGCCTATCTAAAAGGGATATATGACGGTTATTACAGAAATGTGTTCAATATATCAAAAGGTATGGGGATTGCTTATGACTTTGCTGAAATAGACCCAACACTCGTGGATCATATGCTCACATCAGCCTGGTATGATAAGAATTATTCTAAAAGAATATGGGGAAATGCACAGAATCTAGGCAATGAGCTAAAGGATCAATTAATGTTGGGCGTTATCATGGGAAAGACTCATAAAGAAATGTCCAAAACATTACAGGATAAGTTTGCAGCAGGTGCAGCAAATTGTGAAAGGCTTGTAAGGACAGAGATGGCTGCGTTCATCAATTTTATTGATCTTGTTAATTTCAAGGATGCAGGTATCGAGAAAGAGATGTTCATAGCTGTTCATGACGGCAGAACATCTAAAATATGTCAGCAGCATGATAGAAGTATTATAAATGTCCAAGATGCTAAGATAGGAGTTAATGTCCCTCCACTTCATCCTAATTGTCGTTCACATATGATTCCATATATCGAAGGAATCACTGATGATATGAAGAAAAGACAGCGTAACCCAATCACTGAAAAGGATGAAGTTGTAGATGTTAAAGAAAACTATGATCAATGGTTAAAAAGGCAACAAGATAAGCATGGAGTTGATACTGTCGATGTATATATAAAGAAAACAAAGAATCTTACAAAAGACAGGGAACAATTTGGCAGATATAGAAATGTGCTTGGAAATCAATATATACCGGATACTTTAAAAGAATTCCAAGAAATAAAATATACAGATGAGAAGCAATGGAATGATTTGGAATATAATTATAGAACTGTCAATCGTTATAAAACCGATTATGGAGAAATTGATATAAAAACAATTTTAGAATTGGATAAAGAAGCTTTTACTGCAAAAGATAAATATATGACAACAAGAGCGGCAAATGGGAATGTAGCATCAATGAAAATTGGTGATGACATTTTCGTTGCTTCGAGCAGAATATCAGATGATAATAGTGATACTTTTAAAAATTATAAAGGTGATAAAAGTAAGTTGATATTATCACCGTCAGAAAAAAAGCTGCATCCTCATACAAAAGATCACCCATATGAAGGACATGAAGGCGAGTATACTAGAGAATTTGACACTGAGTATAAATTTTTTGAGTACATTTATGACAAAGTGCTAAAGGGAGAACTAAAAGATCAAGAAATTTATATCTTATCTCAAAAAAGTATGTGTTTTAGCTGTGATTCAGTTTATAATGAGCTTGTAAGTAAAAAAGAAGTTATAGATGCAAATGTTAAAATAAATGTTGTATCAGGAAAAAATAATGATTCCTGGATTTATAGAAATTATACCAACAAATCATTAAACAACAGAAAAAACAAAGTCAAAAATAAGAAAAAGGGTGAAAAAAATGATAGATAAAACAATAGATAAATATGAAAGTTTAAAACATGATTTTAGAATATCATATCTCAAAAGTGAGCAATCTGTAGGTATGTTCCATCTTAATGATTTAGGACCTCAGTTTGATGATTGTCCTTTATTCGCGTTAAAGGTGTCTTTGGCGCTTGCTACTATTGAAGCTGAGTTGTATCCAACATTAAACGATGGTGTTAACTATATGTTCTATCATACCTATGAAAATGTTGATGAAATCGTAGTAGGTGAGCATGTCGAGACCCAAGAAGAACTGGATGAAATGAAACGAGACAGAGATTTTGTATTAAACTCTGGTAAGTTGGATTATGAAGATGCATTTAGAGATGAAATCAGTGAAAAGGAATAATGAAATATGGCTAGAGATGATTATCATGTTGTTGTTTATCAGATCCTTTCTTATTTATACCAGCAATTAAAGCAAGGCAATGAAATAGATGTCTCACTTATAAAACATGATAGTAAATATCTGCAGATCAATAGAAAATATTGGAAATATGTAATTATTAGTCTTTTTAATGAAGGATATATCAAGGGAGTAGTAATTGATGAAGATATTGACGAGAACCTGGAGATATATAATCTGGATAAATGTGAGATTACGCCAAAAGGAATAGAGTATTTGACTGATAATTCAACTATTGAAAAAGCAAAGAGATTTATGAAAGATTTAAAAGATATATTACCGTTTGTATAAACCGACTGATGTCGGTTTTTATTTTGCCCAGAATGGAGGTAAATGATGGCCCAGGGTCTAAGAAAACATAGGCATTGTTATTATGAGGTTAATTCTAAATATTATTATGACAATCATAGAAACTGTATGGTAAGGAATACGCACTATGAATGCATGATCTGTGGTCATGAATATCATGAAGTATCGGAATTATCACAAGGACCGCCTAAAGAAAAAAGTAAATCAAGTGTATTGGAAAAGAATAAGAACAGGCATAGGCATTGTTAGATGTCTTTTTATTTTGTCTGAAATAAGAAGAAAGGAGGATAGAAGATGAAGCTAAAAGTTATTCATAATCTTATTGATAAGCAATGTGGTGTTGTCAGATATGTCGGTGAAGTATTTGAAGCTGATGAAGAAAGAGCTAAAGAACTTATCAAATTGAAAGCTGTTGTTACTTATCAGGACGATGTAAAAAAAGAAAAATAAGCATTGTATTATTGTCCAAAAACTTATGACACAAAAAGATGGGATGGTCATACGGACCTTAAATGGAGAAGTGTAATGAAAGATAAAAATAAAATGATGCCTCTTGATCTGCAGTTATTTGCTGAAGACCCGGGAAATGGAGCAAATACTAATGATGGTGGTCAAGAGAATCTGAACACTCAGGATAACGATGAATCAATTCAGGAACCAAAGACGTTTACTCAGGAAGATGTTGACAGAATTGTTCAGGGAAGAATTGCAAAAGAAAGAAAGTCCTGGGAAAAGCATCTTGAAGATCAGAAAACAGAGGCTCAAAAGCTTGAGAATATGAGTGAAAAAGAGAAAAAGGAATACCAGGAAAGAAAACGAGCAAAAGAACTTGATGACAGAGAAGCAGCAATCACTCGTAGAGAACTGACTGCACAGGCAAAAGTTCAGCTTGCTGATAAGGGTATTCCTACAGAATTGGCTGAAATTCTTAATCTAACAGATGCTGATGCATGTAAACAGTCCATTGATACAGTTGAGAAGGCTTTTCAGTTTGCTGTTGAAAAGGCTGTGGAAGAACGCATCAAAGGAAAAGAACCACCTAAAAAGGCACCAGAGAACAGTGCAATTACTATGGATTCTTTGAAAAATATGAGTGCCCAAGAAATCAATAAAAATTGGGATGAAATACAAAAATTAATGAAACAGTAGGAGAATAACAGAATATGTCAGTAGAAAAATTTATTCCACAAATTTGGAGTGCAAGATTATTAAATCACTTAGATAAGAGACACGTATATTTAAATCTTCTTAATAGAGATTATGAAGGAGAAATCAAAAATTTTGGCGATACTGTTAAAGTGAACCAGATTGGTGATATCAATATCAAAGATTATGAGAAAGGAACTGATATTGAAGCCCCTGAAGATGTGGCTGGTACACAGCAGGAGTTGAAAATTGATCAGGCAAAGTATTTTAACTTTTCAGTAGATGATGTTGATAATGCCCAAACCAACCCAAAACTAATGGATAAAGCCATGGAGCGTGCAGCATATGCAATGAATGATGTGGTAGATGCATTTGCAGCCAATCTATTAGCCATTAATGTACATACTGATAATACTATTGGTGATGATACAACTCCAAAAGTGCCGACAAAAGAAACTGCTTATGATTTATTGGTGGATCTTGGAGTTAAATTAACAGAAGCAAATGTTCCTACAGTCGGGCGCTGGGTAGTCATTCCAGCATGGTATCATGGCTTATTATTAAAGGACCAGCGCTTTGTAGGCAATGGTACAGATTATAACAAAGCAATCTTAGAAGGCGGTGAAGTAGGTAATGCAGCAGGCTTCACAGTTTACGTATCAAACAATGTACCTAATACTACAAAGACAAAGTATAAGATCATCGGTGGTACAGAAGAAGCTGGTTCATATGCAGAACAGATTTTAAAGACGGAAGCATACAGACCAGAGAAAAGATTCTCTGATGCAGTCAAAGGGTTACATGTATATGGTGCAAAGGTATTCCAGTCTAAATGCATTGCTGTATTGACTGCTAATCCTGAATAGAAGAAAGGAACTGATTTAAATGAGCTTTATTAAAAATATTAAGACTGGTATCACGACAGAATGTATCAATGAAGACGTGATAAAAGTATGTAAAGCAGATCCGCTTAATTATATCGTAGAAGATAGCTTAGAAGCTTTGCTGTCATCTGAATCATCTGAAGAAAAATCAGCTAAGAAGAACAAACCTTTAAGCAAGATGAATATTGCAGAACTCAAAGAACTAGCAAAAGAAATGAATATTGATGCAGACGACTCTCTTACAAAAGATGAGCTCTTTGCTGTAATCAAGGCAAACAAGAATGGATAGCATCAAAAGAGATTTTAAAATTCTTACTGGAGAGACTGATAATGATATAGTCTCTCTTTTTGTTTCTAATGCTGCTAAAAGAGTTCTTATGAGAGCAAACAGATCAGAACTTATAGAACCTCTTTATGATCATGTTCTTACTCTTGCACTTGCAAGATACGAAAGAAGAGGTAATGAAGGACTTGCATCATATAGTGAAGGTGGAGAAAACGAATCTTATCTGAAAGAAGATGAGATATTATCAGCAGTAGATAATTATCGCCTAACACCAATAGCAAGGAGAAGAAGAGATGAAGAAAAAAAGTCTGAAGAAGTTCACTCTTAGAAGATACAAGCCTTATAAAGATTCTGAGGGTAATAATATCGAAGAATATGAATCCAAAAGATACGATGATGAAGCGATTATTTATCCAGCAAGTAGCTCAACACAGTTTGAACTTTATGGGATGCGCATCCATGCAATCATGAATATGCATTATTATGGTGTTTTAACGATAAATGTTCATGACATGATCATTTATGAGGGAATCAATTATAAAGTCATCAGTGAGCAGAAATATAAGCGTTTTAAGCACATAGAGATTGAAAGATTATGAGTAAACTAGAAAATGCAGATAGACTTATCTCAAAACTTCAGCAGATATCTGCTAATGACGCATCGGAAGTATGCACACAGGCTGTAAGACAAGGCGGATTATTGGTACAGGCACAAGCAAGACTTCTTATTACATATGTAAGTGGTGATCTAATAAGATCTGTGAAAGTAAGAAACAAAAGTACATCAAAAGGTGCAGAAGCAACTGTTTATACTAATTCTCCTTATGCTGCTTATTATGAATTCGGCACAGGGCATAATGGTGAAGCAAATCACAATGGAATTTCACCAAATGTTAATGTGCATTATAAGCAACAGGGATGGATGATACCTGGTGATGCGATGACACCTGATAGAGCAGAAGAATATGGTTTTAAAGTTGTATATAAAGGTGATAAGCCTATTGGATATCTCACAAAAGGGCAATATGCAAGACCGTTCATGTATCCAGCGGCACATGACAACAAGGATAAGATAAATGAAAACGCTAAAAAATTGCTTATGAAAAAGCTCAAAGAAAGGTGTATATAAAATGATCAATGTAAAAGACATCGTATATAAAGAATTATCTAAGGTTTCTGAATATGCGAGTGATGCATATCCGCACAACTGGTCTATGCTACCCGCTGTGCAGTTTGTTGAAGAAGAAAATAAGGTTGAAGAGTTCACAGATGATAAAGAACAGTCATCATATATCCGCTACAGAATTGACATATGGGATAACAACAGTACCAGTCAGACTGCATGTGAAATAAATGACGTGATGACGACATTAGGATTTCTGAGAACATCATGTTCGGATGTTCCTGACCCAAGCGGATTAAAACATAAACAGATGAGATATGAAGCAATCATAGACTGCAAGAAGCAGTTTATCTATCATACAAATTAAATTAATGGAGGAATTGTTATGTTAGCAAATGGTGCTAAGTTAGAATTCAAAAGCAAGACGGTATCAACCTATACAAAATTAAAAGGATTAAAAGAATTACCAGAAATTGGTGTTGAACCGGAAAAAGTAGAAAATAGTGATCTTGATGATACACAGAAAGTTTATGAAATGGGTATCGGAGATCCAGGAGATATTACATATAAATTCAAATATGATAATACAGAAACAGACAGTCCGTATAGAGTATTAAGAAAATATGAAGAGAGCGGAGAAAAATTATCTTTTAAAGAAACATTAAAAGATGGTACTACCACAGAATTCAATGGACAGATTTCATTAAAAAGAACAGGTGGAGGAGTCAATGGTGTAATTGAATTTGATATGAACATTGCATTATCATCTGCGTTTACAATCACTGACCCAATTATTGGATAAAGGAGGCATAAAATGGGAGCATTATCAGAAGGTTTAAATATTCTTGAAGAAGAAAAAGAACCTGTAAAGAAACAAGAAAAAAAACAGCCTTTCGCTTTGTGGAAGGTAGGAGATACTGAATATAAATTAAAACTCACAACTCAGGAAATTATCAGACTTGAAAGTTTGTTCAATGCAAATCTACTAAGCGTTATTTCTTCAAATACTGAAAATAATGAGATGCCACCGCTCAAAGTGATGCTGCTTATCACTCATGGTGCGATAAAGAAATACAATCATGGTATCAAAGAAAAAGATGTAATTGAATTATTTGATAAATACGAAGAAGAAGGTGGCTCACAGCTTTCGTTTATGACTGATGTGTTTCTTCCAATATTTCAGGTAAGTGGTTTTTTCTCACAGGCTCAGGCAGATACGATGAACAAAAATATCGAGGAAGCAAAAGAGCAGATGTAGAATATCAGACACTGAGCGATATGATCAATGAATTATATCCTATCGCTCTTGACTGCTGTATAAGCACTGATGCATTCTGGAATTCATCTTTTGGAGATATTATAGATGAAATAGATTCTTACAGAAGAAGAGAGAAATACAAACAGAAACAACAGGCAATACATGCTCATAACCTTGCTCAACAGATTATAGAAGGCATCAATCTTATTGTTAATGGAAATGATAATCAAAAAGAAATGCATGGTCTTTGGGATTATTATCCTGATTTGTTTGAAGAAGAGAAAGAAAAGCATAAAAAGCAGCAGGAGTACAATGAATTTGAAAACTTCAAAGCGCAGAGAAGAAAGTTTGCAAATTATCATAACAGAAAATATGGTGGAGGTAAAAATGGATGACATTAGAGGAACTTAAAGTTATAATCTCCGCTGAAACAAGCAAATTCAATTCTTCATTGAATGATGCAGTCAATCAGACAAAAAACGCAAGTAAAAACATAAATAACCAAACCGATATCATAAATAATGCTTTCGGAAAAATAAAATCTGCATTCAGCTTTGCTGCAATTGGTGCAGCAGCATACAAAGGAACTAAGGCATTGATTGGATTAGGCAGACAGGCAATAGGCATAGCATCCAATCTTACCGAAGTACAGAACGTTGTTGATGTAGCATTTGGTGATATGTCATGGAAAGCTGAAAGGTTTGCCAGCAACTCTATTCAGCAGTTCGGTATGAGTGAGCTCAGTGCAAAGAAAACGGCCTCTACGTATATGGCAATGGCTTCAAGCATGGGCCTTGGAGCAAACAAAGCAAGTGACATGGCAATATCGCTTGCTGGATTAACAGGAGACGTTGCATCTTTCTATAATATTTCACAAGAATTAGCAGATGTGAAATTGAAATCTGTATTCACTGGAGAAACTGAGACCTTAAAAGATCTTGGCATCGTAATGACACAGACAAATCTGCAGCAGTATGCACTATCTCAAGGTATTACAACAAATATCAACAATATGAGTCAGGCAGAACTTGTTACTTTAAGATATAACTATGTTATGCAGCAGTTATCACTTGCACAAGGAGACTTTGCAAGAACAAGTGGCACATGGGCAAACCAGGTCAGAATACTTCAGGAACAATGGAAACAGCTTCTTGGCATTATTGGTAATGGCCTTGTTGCAGCTTTTACACCTGTTATCAGAGTACTCAATACAGTAATCGGGAAGGTTATTACTGTAGCAAATGTTATTGCAGGTGTTTTTGGCAAATTATTTGGTAAAAAGTCCAACTCTGCAAAAGCTAGTACAAAACAGACAACAAAAGCAATTAATTCTGTTGGAAAATCTTCAAAATCAGCAGGAAGTTCTATGAAATCTGCGGGCAACTCTTCTAAGGGTTTAAATAAATCGCTTAAAGGAACAGAGGGACAGGCCAAAAAGACCGCCAAGGCTTTAGGCACACTGGCCTCAATAGATGAGATAAATAATATCGATTCTTCAGATTCATCAGGAGCAGGCGGTTCAGGAGGAAACGGAGGCGCCGGCGCCGGCGGTGTCGGTGATGGTGGCTATGATATTGGTGGAATTGATTGGGGAGAAGGAGAAGATAAAGCTGATAAGGGCAGTGATAAGATTTCGAAAGCAGTAGATAAAATTCTGAAAAAACTTAAGGAATTAAGAAAATGGTTTGATGAAAATCAGCCTGTTATTATCGCATTGATTGCTGGCATTGTAGCCGGCTTTTTAGCATTTGAGACAATAATGCATTGGGGAGCTATTGTTTCTGCTGTTACGGCTCTTATTGCTCCTTTCCAGCAGTTGTGGCTGGCAGTTTCAAACTGGGGAGTACTGTCTGTTATTCAGGGAGTACTAGGAACAACAGCAGGAGCTGCTGCAATTGTAGCAGTAGCAATCGGTGCCGTTGTCGCTGCATTGGTTTATCTTTATCAGACAAGCGAAACGTTCAGAAAACTTGTGATTGATGCATTGAATGCATTGATGGAGATATTAAAAAATATTTATAAGAATATTCTTCAGCCATTATTCTCTTTCCTGCTTGATGTGTTCAATACAATCATAGTGCCTATTGCAACATTTCTTGCAAAAGTATTTGTGGAAGCTGTCGAGGCAGTTGCAACTGTTGCATTATCATTCTGGAAGAATATTATGGCTCCTCTTGCTAATTTCCTTGTAACTATTCTCAGCATTGCATTAAAAGGTGTCATAGAGATGTGGGAATCGATGAAGCCAGTTATTAATACGGTAGGTGATGTGATCAATTTCTTATGGAAGAATATCCTTTCTCCTCTCGTTGATTTTGTTGTAGGAAATTTAACTAACTCCTTCAAAACATGGGGAAATATTATTTCAAAAATTGTTGCATCTGTAACTAAAATTTTCCAAGGATTAATCGATTTCTTTGTAGGTGTGTTCACGCACGATGCAGACAAAGCATGGAAGGGAATTCAACAGATTTTCGAAGGGTTCAGCAGTTTCCTCAAGACTATCTTTTATACAGATTGGACAAAGAGCCTAGGTCTTTTGGGGGTCGGCTTAAATGGATTCCTGGCAACAGTAAAATCAATCTGGGAAATGATGAAAGGTGTATTCAATGGAATTATTACATTCATCAAAGGTGTGTTTTCAGGTAATTGGAGAAAGGCGTGGGAAGGCGTAAAACAGATATTCCACAGCGTTATTTATGGTTTAGGAAATATGTTCAAGGCACCATTGAATGCAATTATCGGTGGTATTAATACGTTCATCAGAGGGATTAATAAGATTAAGGTGCCTGATTGGGTTCCGGGAGTCGGTGGAAAAGGATTCCACATTTCTGAAATACCTAGACTTGCAAAAGGTGCTGTTGTTGACAGAGCCACACCGGCTGTGTTTGGTGAGGCAGGGGCAGAAGCAGTTATTCCTTTACAGAGAAACACAAGAGGTCTTGATATGATTGCTGAGAGACTTATTGAAAGAATGCCTGTCCAGGAAGGCGGAGGAAATGCCACTTATGTTATTAATCTGGTATTAGAAGACGGCAGAGTAATCACTAAGATGGTGATTGACAATATCAAGGATTATGAAGCACGTACAGGCAAGCCTGTATTTGACTATTAGGAGGTGGAATAAATGGCAGATGAAGCGAAAATCAAGATAAACGGAACACTTATTCCGACTCCTTCAGAGATTAGCGTAGAAATCAATGATTTAGATTCGGATAGTGTCAGACCTGTCTCAACAGGCGTTTTAAGAAGAAATAGAATACGTTCTAACATGCTTAAAATTACATGTACATATAAGTTGAATACATTCACAGATGTAATGAATATTCTGAAGGTACTCACTCCGGCAGAGTTCACGGCAGAACTCTACATTCCTGATCATGGTATCAGAGGAACCAAGAAGATGTATGCTTCAAATAAGAAGTACAATTATAAGAGAGTGCAGTCTGGTCTAAAGGCAGATTCATTCTCTTTCTCTCTGATTGAGGTGTGATCATATGCTTATAAAATATGGAGAGACAAATGTAACGGACAGACTTCTTGATTATAAGATGTCTGTCTCTTTTGCTGACTGCCGTATGATAGGCAACGTGCCATCAATTGAACTGACAATGAAGTTTGATAACTATGACGGCATTCTTGACAATATCGACATCAGCAAGTACTGGGAAGTCAAGGAAAATGATGCATCTGATACAAGATACTTCAAGGTGTATGATCAGCCGGAGAAGTACACCAAGGAACTCACTCTCAAGATGTATGACAACAATTATTCTCTTGATATAGCATACGATACTAAACTGTCTTATCCTGTCACTATAAAAGACCAGCTAGACGAGATTGAAAGTCTGACTGGTCTTTCTATTATTCGTGAAGGAATACCGCAGTACGTTCTTGATAAGAGCGTATCATGGTACGATAACACGATTGTAATAAGAAACTATCTTGGGTGGATTGCTGAACTGTTTGCAGCAAATGTCTATGCAGAGGGGATTGATTCTATTAGATTTGTTCCAATTGAAAAGACTGCCTTTGCTGCTACACAGGATTTAACAGATTATGAGAAGAATGAAGTGTATACACTCACAAGAGTATATGCTGAAAATGGTCTCAATCCTCTTTCTAAAGGCGACGAAACAGGCAATACGCTGTTTATTGATTCAGCAAATCTATATGCAGATGAACAGAGCATTATAGACAGCATCTATGACAGACTTAAAGGATTGACTTTCAACCAGGTGAAGAATGTCACAATGATATCGGTTGATAACCTTCTTCCTGGTTGTCTTGTCAATTATAACAGCAATGAATTCACTTTCTTTGTATCGGATCTAACTGTCAATTACAAGGGTGGACAGTTCTCTATGTCTACGGTTGACGGCAGTGTGACAACAAAGAATGAAGAAAAGACAGTGAATCGTGTATCTAATACAACACGAATCAGAAAACTGCAGGTCCAGCAGGACCAGGAATCATTGAAACTAGATATAATCGCAAAGGAACAGGAAGGCATCAATGACAAGATGGCGCAATTAAGCCTGTCTAACGAGAAGATATCGCTAAGGGTTTCAGAAGTTGAAGAAAAGGCTGGAGAAGCAATCAAACAGGCACAGGGCTCTGTTAAGAAATTTGTATGCGAATATGCTAGTTCAACAGATGGAGCTACACCACCAGAAACAGGGTGGTCAGAGACTGCACCGACATGGCGTCCTGGATTCTATATATGGCAGAGAACAGCAACGACGATCAACAATACTGTCACATACAGTACTCCTGTATGTATTACGGGTGCAAAAGGTGAGGATTCTATATTGTTGTGTATAGAGTCATCAAATGGCACGACATTCAAGAACAGTGATGTGGCAACTATATTCACAGTAAATATCTATGTGGGTGGAATAGTGATTGATAACTCTTCAAAACTGAGAGAAACATTTGGAGATAATGCATATCTGCAGTGGTTCATTAAAAGGCATGGAGAGACAGAATTCAGCAAGATTCCGTTAGATGATTCAAGACTCAACGATAACGGGTTCATGTTTACCATCTCAGCAAAAGACATTAAATTCAAGGCAGTATTCAACTGCGAGTTAAACATTTAGGAGGAAAATTATGGCAATTAAAGCGGTCAATCAGATTGACGTTATCGACTTAACCGATGGTTATTCGGTTGTATTAACTAATGACAACTATACATTCTTAGGAACTACTACTTCTGTAAACGGTACACAGACAACTACTACACAGGTAATGGCATTATGTGGTAGCGAACAGGTTCCATGTACTGTAGGAACTATTACATGTCCTACAGGAATCTCAGCGGTATCTGATGGGAAGACACCAATGCCAACAATCACAGTTACTGCAACATCTGCATTAACTAAGAGTGGTACTATTACTATCCCTATCGTCGTTGATGGTGATATTACTATCAACAAGACATTTAGTTACTCAATCGCATTCAAGGGGCAGACAGGACAGAATGGTACAAGTGTTACTGTAAGTTCGACTTCTGTAACATACCAGATCGGGGCAAGCGGTACCAATAAGCCAACAGGGGAATGGAGTGCTACTGTTCCAAATGTACCGAACGGTCAGTTCCTTTGGACTAAGACAGTAGTCAAGTATTCTGATGGTAAATCAACAGAAGCTTATTCAGTTTCATATAAAGGTACAAATGGAACTGATGGTTCAAACGGCACAAGTGTCACTGTAAGTTCAACATCTGTAACATATCAAACAGGTACAAGTGGCACAACTCCTCCGACAGGAACATGGAGTCCAACAGTTCCTAATGTGGCAAATGGTCAGTATCTATGGACAAAAACAGTTGTTAAGTATTCGGATGGTAAGTCTACTGAATCATATTCTGTATCTTACAAAGGCACAAATGGAAAGGATGGCTTAGACGCTATCACAATGGCAATTACTTCGAGTGGTGGAACAATCTTTAAAAATACCGCTATTGCTACAACTTTAACTGCTCACGTCTATAAGGGTGGGGTTGAAGTAACTGGCTCTGCTCTATCTGCATTAGGAACCATCAAGTGGTACAAGGATGGTGGAACTACTTCTGTAGCAACAGGGGCAACATATACAATCGGTGCCGGCGATATTACAAACAAGGCAACATTCAGCGCACAGCTAGAAGGATAATCATATGATTAAGGCATCGGCTAGCATGACCCTCGTGAGAGTCAATGATGGCGAGGACGGGCAGGGGATTCGCTCAATCACTCCGGAGTATTATCTATCAGATTCTGCAACGAAAATGCCCGACGCAAGCAGTAGCGGGTGGAAAAGCGTTCCCGATGACTATATTGACAAGCATTATTACTGGGTTAGGTCAAAAATATTATGGGATGATGGAACATATACAACGACCACCCCAGTGCTTGCAAATGACCTAAAGTCAATCATTGATGATTACGACAACAGAATAAACAACATGAACAATCAGCTGCAGCAGGCAACTAAAAATGCTTCTTCGTCTATAGAACAGACAAAGACATCCATCTTACAGACAGTATCAGAGAATTATTACAGTGCCTCTGACGGTGCAAACCTTGCTTCTACTGTATCTACTATTCAGCAGACAACGGAAAGCATTCAGATGGGATTCGTAAAGAAAGAAGACTTTAGTTCTCTTTCTGATACCGTATCAAATAATCAGACTCAGCTGAACACTTATATCAGATTCAATGCAGAAGGCATAGAGATAGGTAAACAGGAATCTGAATTCAAGACAAAACAGACAAACAGCAAGTACTCTATTCTTCAGAACAATGATGAAGTAGCGTATTTTGCTAACAACAGAATGTATAACTCAAACATCGAAGTTTCTAGTTCCTTGAGGATTGGAAACTTCGGATTTATTGTTAACCGCGATGGATCATTAACATTTAAGAAAGTAGGTGGTGACTGATGGCAACATATGCAACTTGTAGTGCTTCGTTTGGCGGCGGTAATGGTAATGTCACAATGACAATGACACGAACAAGCGTCAATGTTGACGGAAACTATGATTTATGGACTGCTACGCTGACAAAGTATTATAAGTGGAATATCAATTCAAATGCTACTAAATACGGCTCTATGTGGGCGAATGGTGTTTTAATCTGGTCTGGTGGTGTAACAATAGGCGGAAGTGGAACAAAGACACTTGCGACAGTTACTAATATTAGAATCCCTCATGACAGTAATGGGGGAAAGCATTTTGATTTCTCATTTTCACAGGAATTAAAGGTAACTCTTTCGGGCAGCTATGTAGGTAGTGTATCTGCTTCGGGAGGCGTTGACTGCGATGTTATTCCTAGGGCAACCAAGCCGTACTGCTCTCCAGCATCAGTTTATTTTGGAAACAGTGTGACAATTAAGACACCTAGAGCATCATCCGATTTCGGGCATGTAATCACGTACAGCTTTTATGATAAGACTGAACAGATTGCTGATAATCAGTGGAATGATGAATTCAGATGGACAGTTCCAACTTCACTGATCAGTAAGATGCCCAATGCTTCACAGTTCTATATTTGTTTCAGAGTAGATACATACAGTCGTTCCGGTAAATTCATCGGTAGTAATTACTGCACCTTGGATGTTGTACTTCCCTCAGGTTATGGACCAACTGTTACAGGCATCACATACACAAATGAAGATGCTGCAATTGCAAAAAGATTCGGAGCATCAACAATTATACAGGGTGTTTCGAAAGTCAAATGCAATGTATCTACCTCAACAAAGAATGGTGCTACAATCACGTACTACCAAAACGAGATTGACGGACAGAGTATACCTGGCCCAAACAGTTTCTTTACGACACAGCCACTCAAGTCTTCTGGTACAGTTGTTCTTAAATCAACGGTTACAGATTCGAGAGGACAGAAGGCTACACTCTCAAAGAATATCAGTGTCACACAGTGGTGGTCACCGGCTGTTAAGAATGTCACTGCACAGCGTTGGAATGTATCGACTAACAAAGCAGACGATGAAGGTACAGCGGTTAAGATTACTTATTCATTTTCAATTGCACCTGTTGCAAATAAAAATGATAAGTCTGTCATGATCCAGTACAAAAATGGTGAAACCTGGACTACTCTTGCAACTTATACAGATTCATACAGTGGCGAGAACAAGGTATATATATCATCTGCTGGCAAGTTCAGTACAGATAATGCCTATTCTTTCAGAGTGCTTGTGAAGGATTACTTCACTACAGATGGTGTTGCATCTTATGCTGCTATCGCTCCTTCGTTCAAACTGCTTGATTTCTCTGCTGACGGCAGAGGGATAGGAGTAGGGTGCAAGGCAGAGAGTGGTAAGTTAAAGGTGGATATGCCTCTTGAAGCGCAGTCATACAACGGCTATGCATTCGATTTTGACACTGAAAATCAGATTGATACATGGATTCTTGTTCTTAAGGATGGAAAAATACAGCATAAGTATATTGGTTGGTCTGATTGGATTTCTTGTGGACCTAATGCATGTGGTATCACACTGAAATACCGATATAACGACGGATTGAAACTCTGTGAAATAAACTGGAATGGTTCGTTGACTGCTCCAATTGGTGGAAACACAGGGGGATATATATGGAGTAATTTCCCTAACGATAAAAAGCCTAGGCAAAATGTTTTTGTTCCTGCTGTTTATCCAGGCGGAACTTTAGTGATACGTTTTTACCCCATGGCCAACGATGGTACAAAGAATCAATGGACCATCACATCATTGAAAGACAATGTAAATAGTGCATACGTATGTGGCACATTTATTTATTCATATGCTTAAAGGAGAAGAAAATATGAAATTATATGATACATCATTGAAATACATGGATGCGATTAACGCAATCGGAGGCACTATTGTAGCGGTATTGACTGCTGCATTAGGCACACATTGGTTTTTATTCGTAGGATTTTTAACATTAAACATCATCGACTACATCACAGGAATTAGAAAGTCTAGATTAACAGGCAAAGAAAATTCCGCTAAAGGAGTGCGTGGAGTTTGGAAAAAACTCGGCTACTGGCTCATGGTACTTGTTGCCTTTCTTGCATCGGCAATTTTTATCGAAATCGGTCAGACAATCAATGTTGATCTAACAATTACTACTTATGTTGGATGGTTTACATTAGCATCTCTCATTATCAATGAATTAAGAAGCATCATTGAGAACTTCGTGGAAGCCGGAGACAATGTACCATCTGTTTTAACTAAAGGCTTAGAAGTAGCAGAAAACGCTATCAACAAGGAGAATAACAATGGGTAATGACGAATTTCTAAAGATTGCAGTTGAAGAAGTAAGAAGATATACAAACGAACATCTAGAAGATCCACATGATTTCAATATCTATGTTGTGTGGGTGTGCAAGACACTTCAAAACAACAAGGCATTATTATCAACTACATTGGCAGATGGTATGTACTTCGAGGCTACTTATAACGGAGACAAGAAAGAATTATACTTTGATGCCTATCATAAATTAGAAAACAGATGTATTAAAGTGGAGGATTAAACAATGGAATTACAAGACACTGTAGAACTTATGAACAGTTCTGACTATAAGGATAGATTTAAGGCAGAATACTGGCAGGCAAAAATCAGATATGACAAATTAGATGATATGACTGTCAAGTATGAGGCACGTACCTTAACATTCATTCCTAGATGTTCGCTTGAGTTACTCAAGGAGCAAAAGAAGCATTTAGGAAATTATATTCGCACTCTTAAGATTAGAGCGGAAATCGAAGGAATTGAATTATAAGAAAGAGGGTATAAAGTATGATTATTAATGTACACGCTGGACATTCTTTAAAGTGTCGTGGCGCAAGTGGACTATTAGACGAAGTCAATGAAGACAGAAAAGTTAAAAACAAAGTAATTGAACTACTACGTGCCAAAGGACACGTTGTTTATGACTGTACTGACGATAATGGAAAAGATCAGAACTCTAACTTAAAAGCAATTGTAAATAAGTGCAACGCTCATACAGCTAACCTTGATGTGTCAATCCACCTAAACTCTAATAGGGGCACTGGCACAGAGGTATATGTAATCAATGAAAAATCAGCAGCTAAACCTCACGCTGATAGAATCGCAAATGATATTGCGAACACTCTAGGCATCAGAAATAGAGGCGTAAAGACTAAAAATCTATATGTATTAAGAAAGGCTAAAGCCCCAGCATTATTGGTAGAATGTTGTTTCGTAGACAATCAGAACGACAAGGATCATTGGAATGTTGATAAGTGTGCTACTGCAATTGTTGAAGGTATTATCGGAGTAAGAGCACAAGAAACTCATGCTGTACAGTCTTCTAAGGGTGGAAGTGAGATTGTAAAAGTAGGACAGTTACGTTCTAACTACTATGCCGACCATAATATCGCAGTGGATGGTTATTTCGGTAAGAATACTCAGCAAAATGTCAACAGATGCTTCCAAAAGGCGATGAATCTTGACTACGGTAAGAAGTTATCAGTAGACGGTATTGTTGGAGAAAAGACATTAGAGGCTCTAGGCAATCACTATGTCAAGAAAGGTGAAAGACAGGAACTTGCAAGAGCAGTTCAGATTGCATTGTACTGCTATGGCTATGATGCTAAGTGGACAGATGGAATCTTTGGAGATAAGACAAAGGAATGCGTGCAGAACTTTCAGAGAGACCACGGCTTGACTGCTGACGGAGTTGCTGGCAAGAACACAATCAAAAAGATGATGGGTTGCTAAAACATTTCGACTAAATCTCGACTACACAACAATTTATATTCATAAGAAAAGACCAGGGCTATTTGCTCTGGTCCTTTTTTGCGTTTTCAATAACTGCTTCCATTGTTTTTCTTATAACTTCAGATTGTTTGATTCCTAATTTATTGCAAGCATCTCTAAATTCTTCTACAAATTCGCTAGGATATGAACAACTGAGTTTTTTAATATTGGCTTTTGCATATTTTTTTTGTGCCTTATATTTATCACCCATGATAACAACTCCTTTATTTGATTAGTATTGATATTAATGTGAGAATGATGTTAATTGAAAGTAATACGATAACAATCATTTTTCCTTTTTCTGTCATAAACATTGACTCCTTTACATTTAGATATATAATGGAATTAAGGAAGGGCCGAAGCCCACTCCTTAATTATAGTACTATACTAATGATAGTTAGCACTATTTGAATCAAAGCTAGAAAAATCATTATCTTGTCGGCTAAACAGATTTTTTGATTTCTAGCTTTTTTCTTTTTGCTCATTTCTATCACCTCCTTACATATATATTATACCATATACGGACGTATATGTAAAGCGTTATATTGATAATATACATAAATTTTATATAATAATTGATGATATCCTTTTCTAACGCTCATTTTGAGTGTTAGAACTTATCAGAAAATAAAAAAATGGCTTATTAAGCCATAAAATCAGAATCATAAGTGAGCGTTAAATGAGTGTTAGAATGAGCGTTATAATATATGATGCGCCACTATGTAGGTGCTAAACTAGTAACGAATCAGTAACAAGGGGCAAAAAGTCTAGGAAACAAGCCAATTTTAACATCATATATAAATGTTTCATAATAAATATAACCCCTTTCATTAGAAGATAAGTTAATTATATCTATTATTTAATAAAAAATTAAGGTGAAAGTACACAAATAATACACTTTTCTTTGTTAAGATAGTGCAATAGATGAGGAGTGGTGGATATGAATGAATTAAAAGGCCTCTCACAACAAGAGGTACAAGAAAGAATAGAACAAGGACAAGTGAATTATACAGGTCAGTCTATTTCTAAAACAAAAAAAGAAATTGTGAAGCAGCATACACTTACATATTTCAACTTTCTAAATATATTTTTAGCTGTTTTGATTGTGATTTCAGGACAGCTGCAGAATCTGACGTTTATTGGTGTTATGGTAGCTAATACAATATTAGGTATCATTCAGGAATTCAAGGTTAAGAAAACTATTGATAAGCTAAGTGTTGTTACAGTAGAAAAAGTTAAAACACTTCGTGATGGTCAGCTGATTGATGTTCCTGTAGAAGAACTTGTTATGGATGATATTATTTTCTTGCAGGCTGGTAATCAGATTGGCACAGATTGTCAGGTTGTAGAAAATCATGCATTAGAAATCAATGAATCTCTTTTGACTGGAGAATCAGTGCCTGTTAAAAAGAAGGAGAACGATGAAATATATGCAGGAACCTTCGTTGTGGCAGGAAGTGGTTATGCAAAAGTA